CTAACATTAGCAGGCACTTTAAATGGGATAGGTGTAAAAGGAGGGATTGGCGTGCTAGATGTTGTAGCAGTGACGCCTTCGCCAACCAACACATAGCAAGCCTGATCAGACCAAACCACTACGCCTTGAGCGCCAGCAGGCCATACGCCAGTTACACCAGCAGTGCCAGTGTAAGTAATAGATCTGGCAGGAAAATTAGTGTCGGCTAACGGGTTTAAAAGTTCCATGATGTGTCCTTATGCCAAAAAGCGGAGTTTGTACAGCGTGCGAAGATAAATCTCAATGATGTTGTCAATGAGCTGCTGCAAAGATGAGTCGGATTTATCACATACATCGTAGCGAGCGCCTTCAATCTCAGCAAGCGAATCTTCTAAAAATTCAATAACGTTGGTGGTCTTTTTAGCTGAATGCAAAGTGATGGGGCCAATCAAACCATGACGGCCTTGGTAGGCTTCAGCAAAATCATCAGCCGCACCAATGATGCGGTCATAGAAGATGTTAAGGGCCACATGTTTGCTGTAGCTGCGAGTGTTCAAATGCACCGAATGGGTGACATCACGGGCCAAAAACAAGATTCCTAGAAAATCAGCGGCTTTCATTGTGGCATTCCTTGTGCAGGCATCATTTCTTGTTGCGGAGGTGGCATTTGCATAGGCATTGTAGGCATTGTCGGCATCTGCATCATTTCATTTTGCGTTTCCATAGCCGCAGCGACTACGCCCATCGCAATGTCTTGAATCTGTTGCTCAGTCATGCCAGCTTGCACAGCAGAGATGCGTTTGGTTTCAGCATCATACGCCTTAATCTGCGCCTCAAAGTCCATACGTTGCTGTTCTTGCACCTCAATGGACTTGTTGACGTTCTGAATCATGGCGTGCATCTGTTCCATCTCTTGGCCCATCGCCTGAATCTGTTGTTCAGCGGCCTGCAAAGCTGGTGATTTGTCGCCGTCTGCCAAAAGTTGAGGGTCAATGGTCTTAGCAAAACGCTTAGACATTTCTTGTGCGCCTGGCCAATCCATGTTCTTAACAAACAAGTCTCCAGCCACTTGCCACAGTTGAGGATTAGCCTGCAACAGTTGGGCCATAGCTTCGAGCGACTCTTGGCGCTTAGTTGCGTAGCCTGGGCCAGTCACCGCCACCACATCGTACTTGCCAACGCCTGGGTTGTAGATTTTCTCGATGACGATGCCCTCTTGGTCAATGATCTTGTTGACCGGCTGGGCTTGGTCAGGGTTGATCTTGACCATTTTGGTTTCGCCGTCTTCACCAATGATGCGAGCAATGCGCTGGGTGTCGTAAATCTTTGGAATCAAGTCCACCAACTGACGGGCCACATGGCGCACGCCACGGGCTAGGTTGTCGCCATAGTGGTATGTGCCCACATCGCCCTCACGTTGACGCGCAAGAATGGCTTTACCAGAACGTTCGTTGGAACCCATGCCAAGAGAAGCGTTATATTGGCCAGTTGTGGACTTAATGTCCTCAGACGCCCCTGCTTTGGCCTGCAATAGACCACTAGACGCCATTGGGGGCTGCGCTCTTTGCGGCAGCGGCAGAATACTGCCTTGGCCGTCTGTCACGTCAGGGTTAACTTCTAAATACGGCCAATTGGTCGTGTTAGCCGTCTTCCACTGCTGTTCATAGCCTTCAAACTGACCACCGTAGCCAATAAATGGCGCTTTGGGAGCCAAGGCCAGCATCTCAGCCTCTTGGCTAACCCAGTAGTTGTACATGCGCTGGGCATCTTTGGCGTTACGCACTAGGCCGGATACATATAGCCTACCGTCAACCTCAAACTCATTGCCTACAATGCGAATCACGGGTATCCAGCTACCGGCCCACTCACGTTCTTCAAGGATTTCGTAGCCGTTGATCTTGCAATACTTAACCCGTGGGCGGTCAGACTCGCGTGACTTGACGGGTTTGCCGAACATTTCCTTGAGCATCTTGTCTTCAGGCGTGCCTACAAAGGCCGTCTGGTTGCCAGGATACAAATTCAGCGTAGTCCGGTCATAGTCGATGTAATAGTAATCAGCCAACCGGATGGTGTCTTCATTGAGCCAGTTGCTAATGGACTGATCGCCTACACCCAGCGACTGCAAGGTCGTGATAGGTGAAGCGTCTGGATACATGCGCTCAAACTCAGCTTTAGTCACGTCCTCAGTTACAAAACACCACTTGGCATCTGCGCCAGTGGGGTCTTGAATTGTTGGATCCATGTACACACTAAAACTGTTACGCACACGGCCAATCTTGATGTCTTGATCAAAGGTCTTGTCGTCACAGTATTCAGTCAGCAGCCGGATGTAGCCTTCGCCATACGACACCTGATTCTCGCAAGCCGTGTCATAGGCCACGTCAGCGTCAGAAATGTACTCAATATGGCGAATCATGCCGTTGAAAATCTCAGCCACTTCCACGTCAGCGTTGTCGTCCACCGGAATGACCTTGGCACCAGGTCGGTTCTGACGCTGGTCGTTAGTCACTTGCCTAACGTGCTGCGGCAGCTTGTTGATCGTCAGGCAAGGCCGAGCATTGATTGTTTGTCCCTGCACCGCGCCGCGAGTGGCGAGCACATCCGCTGGCCACTGCCATTGGTTATCAGGACTGCCTGCATAAAAACGCAGGTCGTCAATCTCATCTTCACGGCTTTCAGCCAGCGCCGACACCGCCAAATCCAATCGAGCGCGTGCCGTAGCCAAAATGTCAGACGCACTTTTCTTAGGCTTGCCGCCTTCAGCTACTGCGCCAGCAGCCGCAATGCCTGTGTAGTCTGCCATTATTTGATCTTGCTCAAAACCTTATTGACCGTAGCTTTAACGTTGACGCTGCCGTCATTTTTGCCGCTGCACTGCGCCATATGAGCGTTGGTCGGCGTGTTGCGAGCAGGCATACCAGCGCCGGACATTTTAGGTTCGCGGCTGTTTAGCTTGGCGATGGGGGCTAGAGTTTTCATTTCTTTCCTTTCGGGGCTGCACGTTTAACTGCATACGCGATGGCCACGGCTTGCTTGACGGGCTTACCCGCCTTCACTTCGGCCTTGACGTTCTTGCGGAATGCTTCGGGAGATTTGGATTTAACGAGTGGCATGTTACTTCTTCTTCGCAGTCTTAGCTGACTGTTTAAACGCCTTGGCTGTAGGAGCGCCAGGTGTACCAGGCTTTCTCATCTTCTCACCGGAGCCAGCCTTGATGCGCTCTTGCTTGGCGTGAATGTTTGCGTAGAGACCTTGTTTCATACTTAACACTTCCATCGTTTAAGAGCTGCTTTAGCGCGTTCGCCATCTTTGGCGTTGGCAGCTACGGCACCCATGCGTGCACAAAATGAATCCTTGCGGCCTTGATCTGCTTTAGTCTTAGGGTTCGGCGCTGGCGCCTTGAGATTAGAGCCAGTCTCGCGGTTGTACTTCTCGCGGCCTTTGGCAGTCAAACCAGCACCCTTAGATACTGGCAACTTTTCGCCACGGCCCACAGATAACGATACGCTTTTCTTCATGCGCCCATCCAACCAGTTGATACGGCACTGCTTCCATAGCTGGAAACACGGCGTTGGGGTTCTTTATATTCACGGTGGGCCACGGGAAAAGCAAACGTAACGGCAATAGCGTCCGCAGCATCAGGGGATGCCAGACCTCTAGCCTTCATATCTTTTTTGCTTTCCAAGAAGATTGTCCCCCGTGAATCAGGCTTCATCATAGGCGAAATCAAGTCCGTCTTCAAGAACCTGTCGTTAGGAATACTAGCAGATTTCAACCAATCCTTCATTTCTCCCCACATCTGCGCCCTCATATTGCCGTACATGATGGGATTCTTGGCCTTGTTCCCAAAGTTAATCCCTTTGATCTTGTACCTTTGCTCTTTCAACCTATCCACAATACCAGCGCCAAGGCCACCTTCGTCAATCACCACCAGCGCAGGTTTAAATTCATCAATCGCCTCGATCACATGCCCCACCACCGTCATGGTGTCATCACCTCGATGGCGGTCAATCCTCACAATATCTCTGCCTTGCCTGACAGCAATCACCGTAGCGTCAGAACCAAACCTTGCAGGGTCAACGCCGATGATGATCGGCGCCGACATATCTTTGTACTTATTCCTTTTCATCGCCTCGTCTACTATTGACGCGGATATGAACTGGTCGTCACCCGCATTAGGGAACATGCCATAGACCTCAACGTGCGCTTGGCTGCTGTCTGCCCCATATTCGTCGATAATTCTCTGATAGACCGCTTTGTCGGTGCCTTCAACTGTACGGGCGTCCACAATGCGCGTTGTCCAAAAGTCCCGTTTGCTGTTAAACGCCTCATAAAAGTACCCCGTGTTGCGCCGTGGGTTGCTAAAAGCCATCCAAAAGCGGTTTGGCGTGTTTTCTGTAAAAAAACCACCCGTCACCGCCCAGATGGAGTCGTCAATACCCGACGCCTCATCAAAAATCACCAGCACACCGTCAAAGTTGTGCACACCCGCGTAAGCGTCTGGATTCTCGGCTGACCACAGCCGCCCCTCTACGCCCCAGTAGCGCGTGCCTTT